ATTGCGCAAGGCGTTTGCGGCGCTCGACAAGCATCCCTCCTGGCCGCCGACGCTGATCGAATTCAAGGCGCTCTGTCGGCCGACAGCGGGCAGCGTGAACCACGAGGCGATGTTCTACGAGGCGGTGCGGGCGGTCGAAAAGCGCAAGCAGGGCGAAATGGGCTCGTGGTCGTGCAAGGCGGTGTACTGGGCCGCGCTCGATGTGTCGGCGGCTGACGTACTGGGAATGACGTGGCCGCAGATCAAAGGGCGCTGGACGCAGGCGCTTGACGCACGGCTGGCCGATCCGAATCTGCCGGTGATACCGGAACCGGCGAAACGATTGCCGGCGCCGGAGGTTCCGATCGACAGAAATCTCGAGCGTGTGCATGAAATGCTTGCCACGTTGACCGGACCGAAGAAGGACCATCGGGTGTGGGTGCAGGCGATCCTCGACCGCAAAGCGCGCAACGATGCGACGCTCTCCGATTATGCTTACCGGATGGCGCTCAAGTCGGCGGATATTCGATGAGCGTCGATCTGGTAAGCGGCCTGCAGCCGATAGTCTGGCATCCGTCAGCCGCAACGCATCCGCGGCTGTTTGGCGATGCCATCGAACTACGCCGTGGATTACGGCAGTATCAACCGGTGCTGACGGTGGCCGAGAATCAGAAGGGCGTACTCGACGTTGATACCGTCAAAGGCTGCACGCTCGGCATGCGCGCCCAAGAGGGCGGCTGTTATGGCGAGTGTTACGCAAACAAGATCGCGGAGCGGTACGGAATCGATTTTACGGTGAGCGTGAGCCGGAAGCTAACGCCGTGGAATCGCGTGAGTATCTTCTGCGCGGTACGCGATCATCCGTCGTATTGGTATCGCATCGGGACCGCGGGTGAGCCGTGTCACGACTGGGACAACACACTAGAGGTCTGCGAATACCTACAAGCAACAGGCAAGACTCCGGTGATCATAACGAAGCACTGGATTCCACTTTCGGATGATCACATCCGCCGCCTATCCGGGCTCGTCGCCGTGGTCAACACATCCGTAAGCGGATTCGATACCGATGCGCAGATCAGGCACCGGGTAGCACAGATGGAGCGCCTTAAGGCCGGCGGCGTGCGCAGCATTGCCCGCGTCGTCACCGCCGATTACGGCACGTCGGACTGGGCGCTCGCCGCCAAGAAAAAACAGGACTATCTGATGACGCTGGCGCCGGTTATCGATAACCCGCTGCGGGCTGAAAAGTCCAACCCGCACGTTATGAACGGGGACATTCTTTTGACGCGCCGCGATGATGCGATCGGCGGCGGGAAGTTAATTTCATTGCACGATGATGCGGTGTACTTGGGGACATGTGACAAGTGTCCAGATCAATGCGGGGTCGAAAAACCTGCGCTACTGAAAAGGGAGAGAGATGTGTTTGAGAGAACAATAGTCGAAGAACAGTTGCCGCTGCTGAAAGAGTCTGTTGAGTTCATCTATGTCCAGAGCGTTATCGGCTCGGGCTACGAAGCCGACGTTGCGAAGCTGGCGATTGAGGACGTTATTGCGAAACGCGCAGCTCGCAAAAACATGCAGATTCACTCCGCGATCATCTTGAAGATCGATGACGAGTTCAGCGGGTTTTTCACATTTCAGGTGAATGATATTTCCCGCGAATTCTGCTTGCTGCAATCAGTGATCCAGCCGGCCCGGTTCACGAAAGAACTCTATAGCCAGATGGTGCGCGAAGTGATTGCACAGAATACCTACGGCTATCCATCGATCATCACGACCGATCCGAAAAGCAAATTCGAGACGCCGGCACTGTTCGAGAGTTTGGGATTCGTGACCTACCTGAAGATGTCCGGGTTTTGCTACATGGTCCACGGCAATCTCGCCGACGTGCGCATGAAACTGCTCGCGCATATCACGATGACCAATGTGTGGAACTCGGTTAAGGGCGACTGGTTACGCTTGAAAAACGAATGGCGCGAGCGGATCGAGGCGGCCGGCGTCGTAATGGGTGTTGTTAATCCAGCGTTCGCGACCCGTGAGGGTTGCTGGCAAGGCGAGGCCGGCTTTGCGAACGTCGTCACCAAAGACCCGACCAAGAAAGGTAAGGAAGAGGGTCGCGCGCACAACGGCAACGCCTCGGTGCTCGATCCGGTCGCGTGCGAAGTGATCGCCCGGTTTTTCATGCCGAAGGATGGCCGGCGCGTGTATAACCCGTTTGGCGGCGGCGTCCAATTCGGATATATCGCCGGCGCCTGCGGATATGAATATATCGCCAGTGAGATCCGACAGAACCAGTGCGATGCAAACAATAAACTGTGCGCTGAGTTTCCGGCTGTGCAGTGGATCCAAAGCGACAGCTCGATTTATGAGCCGGACGGGATGTTCGATCTGATTTTTACTTGCCCGCCGTATTACCGCGTCGAGAAGTATGTCGACTACGATGGACTGCCGCCGGCCGGCGAGATCAACACGCTCGACACCTATGAGAAGTTTCGTGACGTGCTGTTCACCGGATACAAAAAAGCGATCGAGCACCTGAAAGACAATTGTTTTTTCGTTGTGATGACGGGCGATAGCCGGAACAGCAAGGGCGCTTACTATTGCTCAGAGTCCGAAACCGAATTGTTCTTCAAGGACAACGGACTCGCTGTCTATAACAAGATCGTCTATCTGGAATGTGAGTTCACCAGACTAGCGCAAGCGAAGAAAACGCTGAACATGCGCAAGTTTCCGAAGCGAGAGCAGAAGATCATCGTTGCCTATCAAGGCGACATTCAAGCGATCAAAGATCGATTCGCCCCGATCGGTCGTCTATAAGCAAATGCGCCGCGCAGCCCGCATCGACCAGTCGCACACCGAAATCGTGGCTGGCCTGCGCAAAATGGGTTGCTCTGTTCTCTCGCTGGCGGCGGTGGGCGATGGCTGTCCCGACATCCTGGCGGGCTGGCGCGGGGTCAACCTGTTGCTCGAGCTGAAGGACGGCAGCAAGAGCCCGAGCCGGCGCGAGCTGACGCCGGCGCAGCTCGAGTTCCTCGTCCACTGGCGGGGAACGGCGGTGGTGGTGAAGACGCTGGAGGAGGCGATGGAGATGATGCAGGTGCATACCCGTGAGCGATGACGACGTGGTGGCGTGGATCATCGTGATCGCGCTGATCGGCCTCGGCCTGGTGGCGCTGGGGCTGGTCGAGCGCTGGAAACGGAAGCGCAAGTGAGCGATCCCTTCCGCATCAGCGAGCCGACCTGCATCAGCTTCAGCGGGGGGCGCACCAGCGCGTACATGCTGTGGCGTGTGCTGCAGTCCAATGCCGGCCTGCCGGCCGATGCCGTCGTCTGCTTTGCGAACACCGGCAAGGAGGAAGAGGCCACCCTGCGCTTTGTGCGTGACTGCTCGCAACGGTGGAGTGTGCCGATGACCTGGCTCGAATACCGCGATGACGGTTACGCCGTGGTCGACTACGTGAGCGCGAGCCGTGCCGGCGAGCCGTTCGAGGCGCTGATCCGCAAGCGGCAATACCTGCCGAATCCGGTCACCCGCTTCTGCACGGTGGAGCTGAAGATCCGTGCCATGCACAAGCACCTGCAGGCGCTGGGCTGGACGGAGTGGAGCCAGATGGTCGGCATTCGCGCCGACGAGCAGCGGCGGGTAGCGAAAATCCGTGGTCGAGCCGAAACCAACGAGACCATGCTCATGCCGCTTGCTGACGCCGGCGTCACGCTCGCTGACGTGCAACTGTTCTGGGCCGCGCAGCCGTTCGGGCTAGAACTGGCCGCAATCAACGGCCGGACGCAAGCCGGCAATTGCGACCTGTGCTTCCTGAAAGCCGCCAACCAGGTGCGCTCGCTGATCGCGCAGCGGCCGGCGCGGGCGCTGTGGTGGGCGCGAATGGAGGCATTGCCGCTAACGTCAAAGGCCGGCGGTGGCCGGTTCCGCTCCGATCGCCCGAGCTATGCGGCGATGCTGCAGAACGTCAGCGATCAGAGCGACGCTTTCGGGCATGACGAGGAGGCCATCGCATGCTACTGCGGGGAATGAGATGAAGCCCGAACGCTGCCCGACTTGCGGTCGTCGCCACCGCCGCAGCAACCAGGCCAACGCGAGACTATGGCTGCTCTACCACGCGATCGCCGACCACGTGAAGCCGAAGAAGCGCAGCTTCAGCGCCGGCAGCTGGCACCTGTACCTGAAGACCCGCTTCCTCGGCTGCGACGACGTGCCGCTGCCCAACGGCGAAGTGCTGTTGATCCCGCGCTCGACCGCCGAACTCGACACCAACGAGTTCGCCGAGTACATGACCAAGGTCGAGGCATGGGCGGCAGAGCACGACGTGTGGCTGGCCGACATGGAGGGCACGGGATGAAAGCCCAACTGACCGTGGTACGCCCGACGCCGGTCAAGTGGTCCGGCGGCGCCCGCAAGTCCAAGCCGTGGACGGTCGAGGAGCTGCTGACAGTCGACGGCATGCGCTGCACCTACACCATCGCCGCCGAGGGCATTCTCGTCCACCTCCCCGGCAAGCGCACGCTGCCGCTGGTGGTGGTCCGGGCCGAATATCTGGTGCTGGACCCGAAATGCTGGCGGGCAGAGGACTATGAATGAAACAGGTCACGGGTAGCGGTTGGCTGGTGATGCTGCAGATCGGCAGCGCGGTGATCGTGATCATTGGCGGGTGCGGGCTGGCCGGCCTGCTGTCGATGGTAGTCGACTGGATTGTCGAGTGAAGTTCTTTACCGGACTGCATCAGCCGTCGGACGCGCAGCATTTCGATGCTGCATTCGTATCGGTCAACAGGTTGCGCGTGCGCAAAGGGCCATTTGCTGTCGGCGACTGGATCATGGACTCGGGTGCGTTCACCGAGGTGTCGACGCATGGACGGTATCGGCAACCTGTCGAGGAATATGCTGAGCAGATCAAGCGCTGGAAGGGCAACGGCAACCTGCTGGCAGCAGTGGCCCAGGACTATATGTGCGAGCCGTGGATCATTGCCAAAACCGGACTGACAGTCGAGCAGCACCAAGTGCTCACGATCGAGCGTTACGACGCGCTGCTCGCGCACGATACTGGCGTCTGCATCCTGCCCGTCCTGCAAGGTTATCAGCCGGCCGACTATGTGCAGCATGTCCGCATGTACGGCGAGCGGCTGACACACGGGCAGTGGGTCGGTGTGGGCTCGATCTGCAAACGCAACGGTGATCCAAGGGCAATCCAGTCGGTGCTGCTGGCGATCAAGCAGGAACGGCCGGATTTGCGGCTGCACGGGTTCGGGCTCAAGACCACAGCACTGGCCGACCCGCTGATCAAGTCCCTGCTGCACTCCGCCGATTCGATGGCGTGGTCCTTCTCGGCACGCAAGCAGGGACGCAATGGCAACGACTGGCAGGAAGCTAAACGGTGGGCTGCTCTGATCACTGAACGTCCGCAACAGTGGCTGCTCAACTGGTGAGGATAGCCCTGCGGCTTGCGAGAAGGTACCGCCAAGGCACGATCGGCAGGGCGGACGTAGAATCCCTTACCGGCCGGAAAACCGAACAGTTTGGAACGATTTTACGACGCCTGTCTGTGCGCCGGATTGCAAATTGTTCAGATTGTTTTGGACTTTCGCAGCGCGCCGGGTTTATAACCGCGAGAACAAACGTTCTCAACGCTCCAGCCATGCAAGCTGATCCGGACCAGGTTGTCACCATCATGCCCGGCGAGGTCCACGTCTATCCCCTCTTCGGCCGCGAGCACAAGCTCGACAACGACTGCTGGTGCCAGCCCGAGCGCGATCCGCAAGAGCCCACCCTGCTCCTCCACCACCCGGAACATTGATGGACACCTGGATGCGCGTCCACGAGGTCACCACCCGCCAGGAGTGGGAAGCAGCCAACAAGCCGGAACCGACCGCGGACACCTTCTACGAGCGCTGGGCCGACTCCAACCAGCGCCTGCGCGAATGGCTGGCAGCTAACACGTTCCACATGGAACCGAGAGGCAACTCATGATCAGTGGCGGCTTGATCCTCAATATCGTCCTGCAGCTCGTGATTGGGTCGCTGATTTTTTACGTTTTGTGGTGGGCGCTCGGCAAGATCGCACTGCCCGAACCGATCAACAAAATCGCACTGGTGCTGCTGGTCGTCCTGTGCGCCCTCTGGCTCATCAACCTGCTGCTGTCGATCGGCGGTCATCCGATTGTCAGATGGGGCTAACATGAATGTTTACATTCAAACACTTACCGACAGACATGGTCCTGTGGATAACTACCCAGCAGGAGCAGATCGAACGTGAGCGCGGCGAAGCATCCTCTGAAGAAACAGAGGTACAACAAAGGGTGGGCAAATCTGATTCCCTGCAAGCCGGGGCAATCGGGCAATCCGAACGGTCGTCCTCCGGGCAGCAGGCAACTGATCGCGAGTGCGTTCCTGACCGACGCGCTGGAGGATTGGCAAGAGTCGGGAAAGCAGTCATTCAGGGAACTGGCGAAGGCGAACCCGCACGAGTACCTGCGCCTGATCGCGGAGGTCGGCCACCTCGTCGGAAAGCAGCACGCATACGGTGAACACGAGCCTGTGGACGACCATCGACCAGTACTCGCGCTTGGCGACCTGCTGGCCTACATTACCCACGGAGGTCCGCCGCCTCCTGTGCCAGACCGATCTGTTCGCACTTTTGACAGTAGCCCTCAACCGGCCGGATGCGATGCACCCGTGGATTCTCGACCGCTGCCGGGAGATCCAGAGTGAGCCCGACGACCACCTCGACCTCTGGTCACGCGGCCACTACAAGTCCAGCGCAATCACCTTCGCCAAGACCATCCAGGACGTGCTCAACGATCCTGAGATCACCGTCGGGATATTCAGCCATACCAGGCCCATCGCAAAAGGTTTCCTGCGGCAGATCAAGCGCGAATTCGAGACTAACGAGGGCCTGCTGTCACTCTTTCCAGACATCCTCTGGTCCGACCCCGCGAAGGACGCTCCCAAGTGGAGCGAGGACGACGGGCTTATCGTCCGCCGCCGCGGGAATCCGAAAGAGTCGACGATCGAAGCTCACGGCCTGGTGGATGGTCAGCCGACCGGCAAACACTACCAGCTCATGGTCTACGACGACGTTGTTACGCAAGCCAGCGTCACCAGTCCGGACATGATGGCGAAGACGACAGAGGCGCTGGAACTCAGCTACAACCTCGGCAGTGAGGGCGGTAGGCGTCGCTTCATTGGCACCCGCTATCACGCCGCCGATTCCTACAAAACCATCCTCGATCGCGGCACCGCGAAACTGCGGATGCGCCGCGCTACCGACGACGGCACGCTCGACGGTGTGCCGGCGATCTGGACCTACGAGCAGTTGCGCGAGAAGCGCAGGGACTTAGGTCCGTACACGTTCAGTTGCCAGATCATGCTCAACCCGTTAGCAGACGCCACGCAGGGCTTCAAGCGCGAGTGGCTCAGGTTCTTCGAGAACCGCAGCGGCGAGGGCATGAACAAGTACATGCTGGTCGACGCAGCCAACAGCAAGCGCAAGTCGAGCGACTACACCACCATCTGGATCGTCGGTCTGGCAGCGGACAAGAACTATTACGCGTTAGACATCATCAGGGACCGGCTGAACCTGACCGAGCGGGCGAGCGCAGTGATGCGCCTGCACCGCAAGTGGAGGCCCATGCAGGTCCGCTACGAGAGCTACGG